ACCACGCTCTCGTTCAGTTTGCTGCAAAGCAAGCTGGCGAGGTCGGTTGGTTCACTAAGTACTTAGTACTCGGTGATGACGTAGTTATTGCCGATGCTAAGGTAGCGGAGTCCTATCTCGCAGTTTGTGAGCACTTCGGCATTACCGTCGGATTAGCAAAATCACTTGTCTCTAAAAAGGGACTTATGAACTTTGCTAGTCAGACACTTCTTGGTAACAAGAATCTATCCCCCGTTTCTCTCGGTGAAGAGCTTGTTGCTCTTAACTGGGATCGACGGAAGGAGATGGCACGCCGAATTTGCCACAGATACGTGGGAAAGGACTTCTCTGACAGCGACTTCCTCAGAAGGGTACTGACAACCGCCCAGTGGACCGCCCTGCAAGGGCAGCTCACTGGAAGGGTTGTTGGGACTTTTTCTCGGTTCGTTGAGTTTGTACTCCGGAATCCTTTTGTCATAAAGACTGAGGAGGTCCAGATAGGCCATGTTCTTAAGTGGTTAGGTATGTTAATACCCTCCCTGAACGGGGCCAGCTCGCTGAATGACGAGATTACGAAGGCACTTGAGGTTTCCCTCTTGTTCTTCGTGCAGGAGTCCTACAAAAAGAAGGTCGCTGATTGGAAGACATGTTTATCTTCCGCTCAACGGCTTATTGGAGGAGGACCCCTGAGTGACTGGGAGAATAATCACTTCTGGCGCTACCTAGCTGAATGTCTCATGGCCTACTTCGAAGAAGCAGGTCGTGATTTAGACAGTATAGGGGTGCCATTAATGAAAATGAACCCAGCCGCTCCCCTGCCGGAAATCAACGTACTTCTCGACTGGTACAGGACGCTCGAGGCTATTCCGCCTCTTGCGAATCTGTTTGGCCAAGAACCACGCTTAGGCGTGTGGAAGGTCCTTAAGGGCTCTGCCCTTATACAGGATCTTCCTAAGCCAGTCCGGGCAGGAAAGCTAGGGGCGCTAGTGGGGCGTTTTACGGCTCCCAAGCCAAAAGACTCCCTCCGAGCTCCTCTAGAACCGCTCACTAATGTGATTGGAAGAGTGCTGGGAATGAAGCTTCCCGCCTACGAACTAGTTCGTAGACGTCCAACTCCATCATTCTTCAAGAGCCTCATTGAGGATATGAAGAATTATGAAACAAAGGTTATTGCCCGTGACATGTCACCTTGTATTAACAAGGTAGCATTAACGGTACGTGTGCCGGTACAGTTACCGGCACAGGTTATACCAGGGTTTCCCACTTGGTAAGCACAACCTGAGTTGTTGGGGTCCACACGGACTGATGTGAAGGGTGAGATCGATTCAATTCTGATTGGACTTCTTTGAAGCCCTACTCAGAGTCTCATCGACTCTGGGTTCCTGGGTAACACGGAATAAACTTCGATTGAAGAAGATTCCTTCTCCCTACTAAGTTAGCTAATATCTTGAGCTCAGCCCCTTTGGGGATAAGCCGAAGTACTTAGCAGTACTTAGGTGAATTCGCTGGTTGAACACCAGAAGAGACGCTGAATCGGTTCCTCGAACCGAATATAGGCGCTTTCTAGGGAACATCGTGTGCAACAGTGACCTGCCCTTAAGCAGGAGGTTATGATCCTCCCACATAGGATTCGGGTCCTGGTTACGACACG